ATGTATACCAACATGCACCAACAAAACAACTGCCAAAGTTTGACCAACCGTAGCTACGGTTTCAAAGAACTGGCCGTTCTCTATTTCCCGAATATTGCACCTGCGTCCGCTTCTATCCGCCTCAAACAGTGGATAAAGGACGACACCGAACTACTCGAAGCATTGCAAGAAACAAACTACCAGTTAAGTAACCGCATCCTCACCCCCAAACAAAAGGAACTGATAACCATCTCTTTCGGCTCACCCTTTTAAACCCTAGCGCAGCAGCTCCTACGGCTACAGCCCGAACCCTCTTCGCTAGGGGAACGCCCTGCGGCAAGGGGGAAGAGCACTTCCCCCGACAAGCGTCTCCCCCAAAGGGGGACGGAAGGGGGGTAGAACAAGAATACACAACTAAAAATCATCCACATAATCACCCACAAAAAACAATGATTAAACAAAGAAACATCACCCTGATTGTGGTGCACTGCACCGCATCCCGTTGCACAAGCAACCTCACCCCGGAAGCCCTCGACTCCATGCACAAACGCCAAGGCTTTGCCGAATGTGGCTATCACTATTACATCACCAAAGACGGAACAATACATCACATGCGCGACATCACCCATGTCGGCGCCCACGCCAAAGGCTACAACACTCCGTCGATAGGAGTTGCCTACGAAGGAGGCCTGGACGCTTCCGGACATGCCGCCGATACCCGCACCGACGCACAAAAACAAAGCCTTGAAACCCTTCTCCGCTTCCTGCTGCTCACCTACCACGGAGCAAAGATTTGCGGTCACCGCGACCTCTCGCCCGACCTCAACCACAACGGTACCATAGAACCCTGCGAGTACATCAAACAATGCCCCTGCTTCTGTGTCTCCGTCGAATACGGGTATTTAGCAGTGAACGGTGAGTGATGAACACGTAGATATACGCACGAAAGCGCAGCCACTAATCGGTAACCATTAACCGTTCATCGCTCTCTTCTACCTTTGCGGGAAACAATTAAAAAGGAGGTCATTATGAAACCATTTTGGAGAACGACGTTGAAGGTATTAAAAGTTATCGGTAAAATTTTTGTTTGGCTCACCGGGGCAGACAGTCCCGTGAAAGACGATGAAAGGAGAAACGATTAAGGAGTAAACTTTACGATCGGAGTGAAAACCCCTGTTTGGAGGGCTGCGGAATACAAACCGCAGCCCTTTTTTCATGTACATAATCGTATGATGAAACACGTATCATCACAGATAAGAACATACGTCCGCACGTCCACGCACGTATATGTAGATTTGCAACATTATTAATCATTAAAACACTAATTAACATGGCAATTACAATCAAACCCGCTTTGCGCAAGAATCCGCAGGACAAAGCCGCTGCAGCAAAATACTATGCGCAGGTAGTGCTCGCTCCGGAAATGAAACAAAAACAAATCGTTGACCAGATCGCAGACCGTTGTACACTGACCGGCTCTGACATCAAGGCAGTTCTTGACGCATTGATGGTCGTTATCAAGCGCAACCTCGCAAACGGTTCACCCGTCCGCCTAGGAGATCTCGGTTCATTCCGTCCTTCCGTTTCCGGTAAAGGTACCGAGGATGCCAGCAAGTGTGGAGCAAGCAGTGTGAAAAAAGCACGTGTTATCTATGTTCCTTCTGCTGAAATCAAGGAAGCCGTTTCAATGTATTCTTTCTCCAAGGCAGGAGCAAGCGCAGCGAACGAAGATGGCGAAGGCGGAGATGAGAAACCAAATCCGAAACCTGACGAAGGCGGCGGAGAAGCTCCCGACCCGGCAGCTTAAACAATGACCGGTAACGAAGAAAACGCCTGCTAGCGCATTATCCTCGTTTCGTACATCGCAAACCAATCAAGGAAAAAGCCCGATGAATGAGAAATCATTTCACCGGGCTTTTCATTTGCGGGTATTTGGTGGGCGGAATATGCTTCTGAAAGCCTCATAGAAAACTTCAGGAGTTTTTCAAAAAACGTCTGACGAAATAAAAAAAACGTCTGATGAATTTTTGAAAACATCTCGAAGGGTTTCAAGTACGTTTTTACTTCCGTTCCGGCTGTTTTCGGGCGTTTTTACGTTTTATTCCCGTATGATTCTATCCATAAATAAACAGAATGACACAGACAGAAACGCAATTATCTATAAAGTGACGGGAAAGTATAAATGATAAGTTTGCTGTTTTGCAGCGTATTTTTCCTCTTTTCTTCTACAAAGATAGGTCACGGCCGTCCGTCAGTCAAGAACCGCTACGCTATTTCAGATAAAAATATCCTGCGCTCCTACGTCGTGCGGTATTTTTATCTGAAATTTCTTGTCTGCCGTTCATCCATGCCCTTGGAGAGGTAGATGAAAAAAGGAAAAAAATGTGTTCCTGTGCAGTGTGGGGCGGATAAAAGCGTGTATTAGTCTTAGGCCCAATATCCGCCGAAGTGATTGTGCCTGGTTACTTTGTCTAACTTCAATTGCTTGCGGCGAAACTTGTTGATTGCCCGTTTGAGCGATTTACGTCCCGATGTGCTGCAGTTCTTTTTTTTCATTCGGCATTGGTAGCAACGGCAGATACCAATACCTGTATGTGATTCTTTCATTTCTATTCTGTTTAATATAAGTTTTGAGAACTTACGTTTTTTACTATTTTATTTTGTGACATTTGCCCGATTGTCACGGATTTGTTATTTGCACTCTTCGGCGAGGCGCTTCGCCCCGCTTCATGGAGCGGACGGCGAAGCCGACCGCCGGGAATTTCCAATGTTCCGAAAGGCGTAAACAGTCAGCCGGGCACGCCGCCAGGCGCAACCCGCAGGAAGCACCCGCAACAGGTCAGAAAACCGCACGGCTCGGGAGTGGCAGAAGTAACTAAGGGGCGGTGGTCGGGGTGGTGGCGTTTCCACTCCGCATGGCTTTTTTCGCCTGGGGGCGGAAAAATAAAACAATCCATATTAAACATAACCACGCATTATGCACCCGACTTGCCTGAATGGCAAGGCATGCGGGCATAATGACCCGTTATGTTTAATATCGCTACCCCTTTGTTTTTCTGCCGGTCTCTTTTTGGGTGTCCCCCAAAAAGGAAGGCGGAAGGAAAACAATTGCTGTCACGGCGCACGCAGCATCACGTCTGCACGCGCCCGAAGGACGGCGAAGGGTGCTTACTTCCACAATACAAACCCGCTCAACCGTAAACCCGGGAACCCCGCACCGCAGGGCTGCACTCCTGACTGACACTTCCGTTCCTATAGTCAGCCGAAAAGAGGTAGCGGATTCTCGCCTTAGTCCCGGCAGCAAGTGCCGGGCGGAGCGAAACCGCACTGGGCATCACAGCTGTCACCCGTTCCGCAGGGGCTACCGTTCCGCAAGGGTTTCCACCGCATAGGCTGTCGCCTGTGGTCCGGCTGTGCCGGGGTGTGGGCGGGAGCCGGAGCTGAATGCATCAGGCGGTAGTAACTTCTGTAATCACCCACTTGGCAAGCCTCGACTGTTATACACCGGAGCAACTTTTGGGGAGACTTCCCCCAAGAATGTTCCATAGAAACACTGTCAGAGGGCGGCTTTCTTTGCGCCAGTCCGACGGCTACGGGAAAGCAAGGAAAGCGGCACGGGGCACAGAAACACTGAACGTCCGAGATACGCTGCCGGTGAAGGAATGTTCCGATTAAACACTGACGGAGGGCTGCTGCGGGGGACGGGGCTGTGTGGGCGGCGGTATTCCCGCTGCACGCATTGCCACGAACCACACGGCGGCACGGTGAGCAGTCAGACGATAAGCCACTCGCGAAAGTAATCCGCTTGGTTCGGCACTTGCCTATTACCTTCACTTGCTATCACATACCTGTCGGGATCCCGGCTCCATCAACCTGATATCCCCGTTAATTGCTAGCAAATTAGTTGCTCCGGAACGAACCGGGAACAAGAATCCGCTAGCACTTTTACGCAGCTCGAGTACACGATCCGGAAACATCTGCTAGCAAATATTTCATTGGCCAAGATCTTCCGGAGCGTATTTTGCTAGCAATCGTTTCCCCCTACTCTTTCTCCCTGCCCGCTTTCTCCAACCTGTCGAGTGCCGACAGAAAACCCCGCACTGCTTCGCCCTGCTCCCGATACTTTCGTTTCAGTTCTCCGTGTTCCTTCGCTTCCTGCTTGTAGTGGGTACAGAAACGGGGGTATTCCTTGACGACGTATTTAATCGCTTCGCTCCCGCTCTTCTTCCCAATGATGTCTTTGAGTATCTCCAGTTGGGCGGCTTCTTCGGCTGTCAGTCGCAAGGTGATCGTGCTTACTTTTTCGCTCATGATCGTTCACCCCCTCTCTTGCCGTCAGAGTTGGCTGGTTGAAGGGCTTGCGCCTGTTGCTGCTGGTTCATCACTTCCGCCCGTCGGTATGCTTCCGCATACGTCTGGCAGTGTATTCCGTATCTCTCGATAGTGACGCCCGCGGCTGTCACTTCGTGCGCCACGCACCACCCTGTACGCATTTTGCGGGGGTAGTAGAGCGGCGTCTTGTTTTTATCTTCACTCATAACTGTGTGGCTTACGCCGTTTTTTGCAATTCGTTTTTCTTCGCTTTTTTCAACCGTGACCTGATGAAACAGCTCACCGAAAGAATCCGCCCTTTCGATCGTCGTATTTCCCGTATAACCTCTTGCAGGACATCTTCTTTGCCTTTCGCCTCTCCGCATAATTCGTCCATGTCGTAGCTCGGCACGCCGATACCCGACAGCATCTGCCTGACGTTATGAACGCCCTCTTTCACCTCATCCGTATGCTCTTCCATCATCCGCAGGCGCCCCGTCTTCACCAGTCCCCACAGGGCGGGCAACACCTCTCCGGTGAACGAATAACGTCCGCCGCTCGCCTTCAACTCTTCAATCAGTTGCCATATCGGGCTGTCGTCCATGGCAATATTTTCTATCATCAGAACCTTACGGACATCTCCTTTCGAACACCCCAGATTGTAGCAGGTTTCCCCCAGCCGCTGCAACTTCAAACTGTATTCTTCGCCATGTTCCGGACGTTTCCCGCAGGATTCTGCGGAAACATTTCCCCTATTCCCGTCCGGAGAGAGTGAAACTTTGTCCTCATCATCCCTTGCCGGCGGAATAGTCCGGGGGATAGAGGGGGAATTTTCTTTACTTTCTTTTTCTTTGTGCCGTTTTTCCGCAGAATTCCGCGGAGTTTCCGGAATTTCCGCAGAACTCTGCGGAATAATGACGCCGGAAGATATTCCGGCAGTGATTACGGTTTCTTTTCCGATATCGGTTGCGGTCTGTTTTCCGGTATCCAGTTTGGGAGAACCATAAACTGTTTTTCCGGTTTTCGTCTCAATTTCCTGACCGGAGAAAAGAGGTAGCGGCGCACCTGTCACACCGGAAGCCACGTCTTGTATCTCGACAAGCCGTATATCTTCCGGTATTACAATCTTCTTCTTGGCTCTCCGGCAGATTTCGAGATATCTCTGCTGAATATCTACGGAAGTAAGTACATGATTCGTATGCCAGGTAATGGTGTCGAACAATTCCACTTCCGTGCAATATTCAATGATTTTTTCTACCCGTTGCTCTTCAATGCCCCAGTATTCGGAAACATCAAAAAGCTGGTCGTCCGTGAAACGGATATAACAGCCTTCAACCCGGTATATCTCGTTTTGGATATACTGGTACACTGCATACCCTTCGCAGCCGTACCGCTTCTTCAGGCGTTTTACCTTGATGTCCTGAAAGCGGTCGGTTTCCGCCTGATAATATGATAATCCTGTTTTTGCCATTTTCGCTAGATTCTTCTACTGTAATTGGATGCGAGGTAATTCATGATTTCTTCTTTGCTGTAGAGAAATATCCCACCCAGTTTGTAGAATGGGATTGCGTGCTCCGCACGCATGTTCCTTAACGTTGAGTTGCTGATGTTGAGCAATTTGCATACATCCGTGGAGCGGATGAACACGGCATCTTCCGGAACAGTTTCGAGTGTGACGGGTTCCACGGGTTTGTACTTCGGTTTTCCGGTGGCTTTCTCCTTTTGGGGTTCCACGACTGCTTTTTCAGATTCCTTTTCAGGTTTCACGATTCTCATGCTGTTGGTTTCTGTTTTCATGATTTTGTTTTTTATGTGAGTTAATTATCAGGGGTTAACCGGCTGTTTATCCATGCAGGTGAAAGCTACCCGGTCGAGGTCTTTCAGTTGGCTGCTGTCGAGGGCGTAGATGGTTTTTATAATCCACCCTTTCAGGACGATTTCCCGGTGTCCTTCCCTGTTGGCGTAGTGATGCAGCGCGCGGGTGACTGCATCCTTCATTTCCTGTCCGGAAATGAGGCTCTTCTCGTATGCTATCATGCTATCGACAGCTTTCTGCTCCAGTTCTTCCTGGCTGATGGTTGCGGTTGTTTTCATCCGTTTACGGCTTTATTATCTGGTGATTTTTGAGATTCCTTTCTGGTGTACAATTCTTTGAGAGCCGCCATGTCGTCCATGACTTTCGTGTCCAGAATCTTAGCGTAGATTTGCGTCGTCTTGATGCTGGTATGTCCCAACATTTTTGACACAGTTTCAATCGGTATGCCGTGAGACAGGGTGATAGTGGTGGCAAAAGTGTGTCGGGCCATGTAAGTAATATTTAGAAATGCAATAAAAAACAGAATGACGATAATTAAACGTAAAACGTTTATAATTAAGCATTTTGCAAGATTTGCAGAACAGACAGACCTGCAAAAGAAAACAAAATATTGCGACGTTTCAGTTACCAGACTGTTAGCCGCCTGTTTCGAAAACAACGGCAGGTAACCGAATTTTTACCGATAGGAACAAAGCAGATTTGTATTCACTGTTTATCAATGTTTTGCATGCCAAAGGACGCTTTTCAAAGGAGTATTTTTACAACCTAAAAAAGAGCGTTATGAAAGTGGAAAAATTCAAGGTGCTGCTCTACCTGAAAAAGAGCGAGCCGGACAAGACCGGCAAGGCCCCGATCATGGGACGGATCACCCTCAACCGCACGATGGCGCAGTTCAGCTGCAAGCTCTCCTGTACCCCCGGGCTATGGAACGCGCGTGAGAGCCGATTGAATGGCAAGAGCCGGGAAGCGGTGGAGACCAATGAAAAAATAGAGAGGCTGCTGCTTGCCGTACACTCGGCCTTCAATTCCCTCATGGAAAGGAAAAAGGATTTCGATGCCGCCGCGGTCAGGGACATGTTCCAGGGTAACGCGGGCATGCAGATGACCCTGCTCAAACTTCTCGACCGGCACAATGAGGAGATGAAGGCCCGTGTCGGCGTGGACCGTGCACCGACGACAATGTCGACCTACGTGTACACCCGGCGCACCCTTGCCGAATTCATCAAAACGGAATTCAAGGTCTCGGACCTCGCCTTCGGGCAGCTCAACGAGCAGTTCATCCGTGACTATCAGGACTTCTGCCTGGAAAAGAAGAAACTGGCAATGGAGACGGTGCGCCATTACCTGTCCATCCTGAAAAAGATCTGCCGCATCGCCTACAAGGAGGGGCACTCGGAGAAATACCATTTCTGCCACTTCAAGCTGCCCAAGCAGAAGGAGACAACACCGAAAGCACTCAGCCGGGAGAATTTCGAGAAGCTACGCGATCTGGAGATACCGGAAAAACGCAGGTCACATGTCATCACCCGGGACCTCTTCCTCTTCGCCTGTTACACCGGCACCGCCTATGCCGATGCGGTAAGCATCACCCGGGAGAACCTCTTCCAGGATGACGAGGGCAGCCTCTGGCTGAAATACCGGCGGAAGAAGACCGACTACCTCGGACGCGTCAAGTTGCTGCCGGAAGCACTCGCGTTGATCGGGAAGTATCGTGACGATACCCGCATCACCCTCTTCCCGCCGCAGGACTACCATACGCTCAGGGCCAACATGAAATCCCTGCGCCTGATGGCGGGGCTGAGCCAGGACCTTGTCTACCACATGGGAAGGCATTCTTTCGCCTCATTGGTCACGCTCGAGGAGGGAGTGCCGATCGAGACCATCAGCAAAATGCTGGGACACTCCAACATAAAGACCACCCAGATATATGCCCGTGTAACTCCGAAGCGACTGTTCGAGGACATGGACAGGTTCGTCGAGGCAACCCGCGATTTGAAACTTATTCTTTAATCCTTAAACAATTAAACAATCATTATCATGCGCAGTACATTCAAGCTTTTATTCTACATCAACCGTAACAAGGTAAAATCGGACGGCACGACCGCCGTCCTCTGCCGGATCAGCATCGACGGAAAGAAATCGGCAGTCACGACAGGCATCTATTGCAAACCCGGAGACTGGGACAGCAAGAAGTGTGAAATCAAAACAGCCAGGGAGAACAACCGCCTTGCCGCCTTCCGAAGCCGGCTGGAAGAGGCGTATGGGAACCTGCTGAGGAACCAAGGAGTGGTCACGGCCGAGCAGCTCAAGACCACCGTATCCGGTGCCAATTCCGTGCCGGAATACCTCCTGCAGGCCGGAGAGGTGGAACGCGAACGGCTCAGGGTCCGCTCCAAGGAGATCAATTCCACCTCCACCTACCGCCAGTCGAAGACCACGCAGCTTAACCTCAGGCAGTTCATCGAATCCCGCGGGATGAAGGACATCGCCTTTTCGGACATCACCGAAGAGTTCGCCGAATCGTTCAAGGTCTTTCTCAAGAAGGAGCTGGGACACAGGAACGGACACGTGAACCACTGCCTGTGCTGGCTCAACCGGCTCATCTACATCGCCGTGGACCGGGAAGTATTGCGTGCCAACCCGATAGAGGACGTGGCATACGAGAGGAAAGAAGCACCTAAACTAAGGCATATCAGCCGCAGTGAACTGAAGCGGATGATGGAAACCCCGCTGCCCGACCCGATGATGGAGCTGGCGCGCAGGACGTTCATCTTCTCCTCGCTGACCGGTCTGGCCTACGCGGATACGAGGGCTCTCCATCCCCGTCACATCGGAACGACCTCGGAAGGAAGAAGGTATATCCGCATCCGCCGCGCCAAAACGGACGTGGAGGCGTTCATCCCGCTGCATCCCATAGCCGGACAGATACTGGATCTTTACAACACCACGGATGACGACAGGCCGGTATTCCCGCTGCCGGTCCGCGACGTCCTCTGGTACGAGGTACATGGAATGGGCGTGGCATTAGGCATGAAAGAGAACCTGTCCTACCACATGGCCCGGCATTCGTTCGGAACCCTGACACTGACCGCGGGCATTCCGATAGAGAGCATCGCCAGGATAATGGGCCATACGAATATCGACAGCACGCAGGTCTACGCTCAGGTCACCGACCGGAAGATATCCTCGGACATGGACCGGCTGATGGAAAGAAGAAAACCTGCGGCCGGCAAGGAAGCCGCAGGCTAAATAAAAAAATTGCCGCCGGAATTGTATTTACGATTCCGGCGGCAATCCTTAAACTTGAATACGATATTATACCAATGCTGCGTGATAGTTCTCCTCCAACAGCTTCTCGATGTCCGACTGCCTGTACAGGATCTTCCCGCCAAGCTGGATATAGGGAATCCGCCCTTGGTCCCTGTAATCCTGCAGGCACCTGCGGCTGATCCTCAACGTTCCGGAAAACTCCCTGTCAGTCAGGAACCGTTCCCCGTTGAAGGGAGGACGGTTGTCACGGGCAAGACGCTCCACTTTTTTCTCCATGTTGTCCAGCAGGGCAAAGAACCTGCGGACACGTTCGTTCTCCTTGTCGATAATGCCTTCCAT